CACTCGTCCCGGCCGACTTCTGGTGCACCACCGCCCCCAGCCGGATCAGCCGGCCGGTGCGGCCGGTCCAGTGGCCGTTGTCGAGGGCCGGCTTGCCGAGGAAGACGTCACGGAACAACTCGCCCGGCTGCTTGCCGCGCGCGGTCGCATCCGACATCCGCCGGATGCCGTCACCCCCGGTGCAGTTCTCGATGATGACCCGGCCGGTGCGGTTGAAGCGGACCTGGCCATTGGCCCAGGCCGGCAGGGTCGCGTAGGGCAGCGTGGTCTCGATATAAGAGTAGGTGGCGTCCTCGTAGATCCGGGTGACGACGCCCTGCCCGATCGGGCCGCTCAGGAACTGTCCACCGCCCCCGCACAGCAGACTGACCCCCTGTCCGGGGATACAGTTCCACATGTATTTGGAGGTCGGGGCATAAGACAGAAGAATGCGGATCGTGCCGTTGCTGAAAGTGACGTTGGTGCCGTCGATCACGGCGCCCTGCACGATCGGCTTGAACGGGATCGCCGCGTCGTCGGCATTGGCAACGATGCTGTTGCGCAGCGTGAAGCTCCGGTTTGAGCCGTAGCCCAGCTCTCCGGTCAACGTCCCGAGATAGCAGTTGTCGACGGCGATATCCTTCGCCGCGCCCCGGATGAAGGTATTGGGCAGATAGCAGTTGCGGATCGAGATCCGGTCCATGCTCGACGACTGGAAGCCGAAATTGACCGTCGAGGCATCATGGACCCCGTCCATTTCAAACAGGCTGACCAGCTTGTCGGGCTCGCTGCCATTCGACAGCCGGCCCCCGAGGAGCTGCGCATGTTCGCAGATCGTCGGTGTCGCCCCCGGCAGATCGCAGTCGATGAAGCGGCTCTTGCGGCCCATCAAATACATGAGAGTCAGATTGGAAGTCGGAGCGATCCGGAACGTGCCGCCCCAATAGGAATGGTCCACGTCCCAGAAGTTGGGCTTGCCATTGAACGGCAGATCCAGCGGGAACAGCCGCGCCTTGCCGCAGGGCTTCAGATTGCCGGCGTCCGGGTAGTCGTCCCGGTGCGCGTAGCGCAGCGGCTTCCCCAGCGTGATGACACCGGTACCGGCATCCTTGGAGACGATCTTGACGAACTCAAACTGATCGCAATTCGACGGGAAGCCGTAATACATAAGGTCCAGCGACACCAGCAGCGCCGAACTGCCAGCCGCGAAGTTGGTGTGGTCACCGACGGTCTTCAGTTTGACCGTGGTGGCGCCGATCGTCGTGGTATCGACCCGGTAACCGTCATAGAATAACGGCCAGAAGGCCGAACCCCAAGCCAGTTCCTTGTGGTCATCGTCGCCGCTAACCGATTGGTTATAAGTATTCTGCCAGATCGTCCCGCGCATATCCCAATACAGCTTGGAGATGCCGTGCAGATAGCCCAGACACAAGCTATGATCGAAGTTATGAATGCCAGGTTCTGAGCGGATCACCACCGCCCGCCCGGCAACGCTCTCGGCCCGGGCATAAGTGTTGAAGGCCATCAGCGCGGTCGAGTTATCAGCCACCTCCGGTCCGCCGCCGAAGTCCCGAAACGACACCATACTCGCATCGCTGCCAGCGGGCCCTTCGGGACCGACAGGCCCAGGAATACCCTGTGGCCCCACAGCCCCTTGTGGACCTGTGTCGCCCTTTGGCCCAGCACCAATCTGCACCCACTGCTGCGAGGTGCCATCGTCATAATAGATGGCAAAAATTCCAGTGTCGCTCTCCCAAAAAAGTTGTCCTGGAACCGGCGACACCGGCAGAGTGTCACTGATCGTAACCCCGGCTCCTCCTCCGCCTTCTCCCCCGACCGTACCGTTGACCTGTACCCATTGCTGCGAATTACCGTCGTTGTAATAAACGTAAAGCGCCCCGGTATCGCTCTCCCAAAAAAATTGTCCGTGCGTCGGAGATACCGGCGGCGTATCGCCGATCCAGGCACCATGCGTACCGCCCAGCTGCCAAGCATAGCCATTCCAAGTATAGCCAGCCCCGCCAGCAATAAAAATCTGGCCGGGCGTAGGGTTACTGGGAAAATCAAAAGGCACAGGCTTGATCCTTACAATGTCGCCGTGACAGGCCCCACCGAATTACTCGACGCCGTTGTCGAGCCCCCGGAATTGGTCGCCAGAACGTCGCAGTGTATTAGCTTATTCACATCAAACTGTTGTATGACATAAGTACTCGCCGTACTGACGAAGTTAGTTCCGCTAAACCATTGGTACATGTAACTTGTCGGATTGCCGGTCCAGGTACCGTCCGACACGGTCAGCGTCTGCCCCTTGATGGGGGAACCAGTGACCTCGGGTAAGACCGTGTTCACCGGCGCTGCCTCAACTTCCGGGGCAATGACACCCGTCGATTCACTTTGCGCCGTGGTCGAGCCGCTCGCATTCGTCGCCGTGACTTTGCAGTGGAGGATGGCCCCCGCATCCGCCGCCTGCTGCAGATAGGTCATGGCGGTTGCGCCCGAGATCGCCGTCGAACCTCTGAACCACTGGTAGGTGTAACCCGTCGGACCGCCGGTCCATATCCCGGTCGATACGGTGAGCGTGAAACCAACGGTCTGATTGCCGGTGATCGTCGGCCGAGCCGTGTTGCTCGGCGCCCCGGCGGCCGCTGTGGTCACCGTATAGGTATCCAGCACCCCACCGATGGTCAGGGCCGCATTCACCCCGGTGCCATTCGCCGACGCTGAGGTGACCCGAACGGTGACGCTATCCCCGAGCACCACAGTCCCTGCCGCACCCGTATAAGCCCCGCCGTTGATCGCGTAAGTGCCACCGACAATCGAGATCGGCGCCGGCGCATTGATGCCCGCCACGGTGATAGCGTTGGAGGTATACACCGTCGCCGGCGCGGCGCCGGTTACATCGGTGAAAGTGAACGCGTCGGGCGTGGTGTCGACAATCGCCCCGATGACCCCGGTCGAGTTACTTTGGACCGTCGTCGAGCCGCTCGCATTGGTGGCTGTCACCTTGCAGTGCAGCACCGCTCCCACATCCGCCGGCTTCAGCAGATAGGTCGCCGCGGTGGCCCCGACGATCGCTCCCGCCGCACTCGACCACTGATAGGCGTAAGCAGTCGGGCTATTGGTCCAAGTCCCGTTCGACACCGTGAGCGTCTGGCCCTCGGTCTCAGTCCCGGTGATCGCCGGAGGTGTTGTGTTGCTGGGCACCGATACGGGAACCGGCGAGATCGCCCCCGTGACATTGCTCTGGGCGAGCGTGGACCCGCCGCTGTTGGTTGCCGTGACCTCGCAATAGAGCGCCGCCCCGACATCAGCCTCCACCGGCACATAGGTCTGGGCAATCGCCCCGACGATGCTGCCGCCGGAGCGGAACCACTGATAGGCGTAAGCAGTCGGGATGTTGGTCCAGGACCCGTTCGACACGGTCAGGATCTGCCCGACCATCAGTGTCCCGGTGACGCTGGGCGCCACGGTATTGACCGGCGCTTCCGGCCCTGGCCCTGGCCCAGGCCCCGGGCCCACCCCTGAAACCGGGGTGACGCTATTAACCTGCACCCATTGCTGCGAGTTGCCGTCATTGTAGAAGACGTACAAACCCCCGGTGTCGCTCTCCCAAAAAAGTTGCCCGTGAACAGGAGATGCGGGCGGGGTGTCGCCGATCGAAACCACCGCGCCCCCGAGCGCACTGACGGCAGCATCGATCTTGTCGAAGTTAGCGTTGAGGTCGTAGCCCCAGACGTTGTCGGTCTCCTCGCCATGGATTGCCGGTTTGACCAGCTTGAGGACTGGAGTTGTCGTTGCCATCAAGCTGTTCCTCTAAGGGGACCGGTGCGCATGTGTGCAGCTCCCAATTCTTGGGATCGCAGACCGTCAGTATCCACGCCACGCGCCAGAGCCAGGAGTATTCGTACTCCGAATATTTGTAGTCCCCGTAGCGGAAGCTCATCAGCCAAAGCTCCGTACCTGCATGACCGGGGGCGAGGAAATCATCGCCCCCTGCCGGGCCGCGGCGTTCATACCGGCGATCAGCGCCGTGACGTTGCCGTCCCAGAGCTGAGCCCGCTGGTCCTCGACAAAATACGGCGAGGAAGCCGCCAGCGATCCGAACAGATAGAGCTTCGGCGCCCTCCGAAAGATCGGGGTCGGCTCGGTCGCGTCAGCCAACGGCGGCAGCATGGCGTAATAGGTCAGCTCGACCTCGGTCGGAACGACGCCCTCCTCGGGCGTCACCACGGTCGGATGGATATGCATCGTCCGGCCGAGCGTGGTGTAAACGTTGCGCGCCAAGGGCAGCTGCGGACCGGACCGGCCGGGATAGTCGATGAAAGCCGGCTGCCGCGGCAGTGGCCCGAGCGGCGCCCCGGTCATCGGATCGAGATAGGTGATCGCCGTGGTCTGCGGGCCGGATAAGTAGTATTCCGTCGCGCTGCGCAGGCGGTAATACTCATCCGGCGGCACGTGCCGCAGCGGCAGCCCGCTCTCGGTGTAGCGGCACATCACCATTTCGAGAAAGTCGGATGGCAGCGGCACGCATTGATGGTCGAGCTGCACCCGCCGGGTGGAGACCATCTCCAGCGCCCGCAGCTCGTTGTTGAACCGCTCCTCCGCCATCGCGATCCACGACAGCAGCATTTCGTCAGTGACATCATGGTCGTCGACCCAGCTCTTCAGGGTCTCCATGAAGATCGCGACGAAGGGCGCCGTCACCGCGTCACGCCCTTCGGCAGCCACCAGGTATCAGTGCCGGGCTTCTGCTCAGCCTGGGCCCAGCTCGGCCAGCGCTGCATATACGAGCTTTGGGTGTCGGTGGCGAAGCCCTCCGCGCCGGTGCCATAAATCTGCACCCGGCCGCCCCAGGGATCGGTGTCAACCGCAGCAGCAGCCGGCGGCGGAGCCGGAGCGCCGTAGGTCGGCACCTCGTCATGCGTCGGATACGGATTGGAGTTGAAGCCCAGCGCCCCGCTCGGCGCACCCGGGGCCAACAAGCCGGTTGCGGGCCCGCTGCCGACGCTCGGCGTCTCCAACTCATAGGGCCGCAGCGATTCCGGCAGGGTGTTGGGCGGCGGCACGCCGGTCTGCGGTCCGGTCGGATTGCCCGGCGTCGCGCCTGCAGTACCCCAGCCCGGCAGCGGCGTGGTGCCGCCGCCGGTGGCTGCCGTCTGGTCGCCTGGTTCCTGTCCGGTATTGCCCGCGCCGCCCATAGCGTGCCCCCTTAGAGCCGGCCCTTCCAGACCCTGAAGACGGCGTTGTCGCCGTCGTTCAGGAACCTGGTCCAGTCGGCCTCATCCCAGTTCTGATGATAGGCCGTTTCCCAAATCGGAAAGGGCACACGCGCCACCGTCGTCATAGCACGGCGGGCGCTTTCGCGCTCGCCCTGCTCGCGGTTCAGCCGCTCCAGATTGGTGATGTCGGCTTCCGCAAACACCCCAAAACGATCCGGCTCGGCCTCATCCCAGACGAGAGTGCGGCGCATACCGCACTCGTCCTGGTAGACGAACTTGCGTTCGGGCATGCCTACTTCCGTTCAACCGGATCTTTCTGCCGCTCACGACCAAGCTGCGGTGCCGGCGGCGCTTGGCCCACACGCTTCTGTTCCTCAGCCGACAGTCCGCCAGCCGCGGCCGGGTTCTCGACGAAAGCCTGGGTCGACATCAGCGCCGGCGCCGTTGTCGGCGTGATGCCGTTGAAGACGATGTGGGCAAGCCCGGAATCGACTTGGGTGCCCCACTCGACGATGATCATCCGGGTCTCGGCATCGCCGATCTTGGCGATCGGGTACTGGCGGAAATTGCGGAAGAAGGCGAGCCGCGCATATTCCGGGTCGAGCAGCAGCCCCATATCGATCGGCAGCCAGCGCGACGGCATCGCGGTCACCCGGCCGCCGTCGGTGGCGATCACATCGACCGTGGCCACAACTTCGGTCTTGCCGACCAGCACCTGGGTCGACTCACGGCCTTTGAAATGCACCAGCCCGCGCTTGATGTTGTAGGGCACGATCAGCCGGGTCGGTTCGGCGCCGTCGGCATAGGCCTTGGCCATCGCATCGCCGAGCATCGCCTCGGTAAAAGGGACATCCGCCGGATCGGCCCAGACATCGGTCGAGGCCACCGGCAGGCCGGTCGTGGTGCCAAAGACGTGCGTGCCCTTGGTGCCGGCCTTGTCAGCCGCCCGGGCGATCTGGTGCGGAATCGACTCGGTCTTGCGGATGCCGGTGGTTGAATCGTCCGAGGACTTGGCCTGACGCGAGAAGGCGATCACCTCGACGTCGGACTTCAGCGCCTTGGACTTCATGGCCATCTGGTGGGCCATCTCGGAATTCTTGCCGGCCTGGTCGGAAGCCTCCTGCGAAGCCGAGACGGTGGCGTCGCGCTTCGAGATCTGGGTCAGATTGGTCTGCCGCACGGTCGGCGTCGCCGGCGAGCGGACCAGCTCGAACCCTTCTTCCTGCGCATTGTTGGCATCGACGACCGGCATATTCTCGGTCTGCCAGTCGAAAGTTCTATTCTTTACATTGCGGCGACCGATCATACTGACACCTGGGGTGTCAAATGGATCGATGTTATAGATGCGGTCGCTCAAGTCTTCGCGGTTGCCGCCCGCCTGATATGTCGTAAATGCATTGGCTACTTTGGCCATGGTTAACCCTCGCGGTCGAGATCCTGTTCAAATGCACGCGCAGCATCACGGACGCTGCCTGTGCGTTGGAGACGGCGCTCAGCTCGGGCTTGACCATTGGGGGCGGCTCTTGACGAGATGGCACCCGGCCTCAGACTTCCTTGCTGTCGGACGGGCTTCGGCTTGTTGGCCATCAGCGCATCCAATTTGGCGGCCTTGTACAGAAGCATGGTTTGGCGCGCATCGCGCAAACTTCCGAGTTCCTGCTCCGTAATGCCGACCGACATGGCGGTGCGGATCATCGATTTCCGGTCCCGGTCCCACCGCTTGGCGTCGGCCCATTCCGGGACCAGCGTCACAAGCTTGCGTCGTTCCGTATCCTCAAAAATCGCTTCTTGCCGCTGCCGCTCCCGCGCCTGTTCCTCTTGCACCTTTTGGTGCTCCAGGTGCAGCTGCCCCAGCTTTTCTCGGTAGGTGCGCCATTGGCGTTCCAACTTGGCGGCTTCGACGGGGTTTTCGTCGTAAAGCTTGTCCCAGTCGGGTTCCTGAGGCTGCAACGAAGCCAATTGCTGCTGCAAGGCGGGTATCAGAGCCGAGTAGTATTCCCGCCCTTGGGCGAGATCGGCTCGTTCCTTTTCGACGTGCTGGGCGACCTGCTGTAATTGGTTCAAGCGGCGGTGAAACGTTTCGGCGCGGACATAGCCGTTGAGTGCTTCTTGGAGCGAAACCTCGGCTGGTTCTCCGTCCACGGTCACCCGCACGACCTGAGCCAAATCAAGCTCGGCCTGTTCTTCGTCCTCCTCTTCCTCGACTTTAGCCGGACGAGCATCCTCGTCCTCTTCCTCGGCGTCAATATCCGGATCGTCGGCTTCCTCGCCTTCGATCTCGCGCTGTGGAAACAGATCTTCCTGTTCGACCCCTTCCGCGAGCTCGGCCTTCTCGCGGCGCGGCGCAGGCTTGCCTTCCTCCTGATCGAGGACGGCCTCGAAATGATCTGCGAGTTCGGTATCAGCCATGAGTCACCTATGTCGACAATCGACGCCGGCGCTCACTCGCGGCGCGCAGCATCTTGGGGTCATCCACCAGTCGGATCAGGTCGGCCTGCAGCGCCCTGAGCGCCATGATCCGCAAGTGGCAGGCGGTCGCCGCCGACGAGCCGGGCTCGGCCCGCACCAGGGCCTCGAAGGCATCGGTCTCGAGCTTGCCGTAGATCTCCTGCAGCAGCGGGTTGTCGAGCAGCTCCTGGGCGTCGGCCGCCCGCTCGTCGCGCTGCAGCATGTCGATCGGCTCACTCATCGACGCTGCCCAAAGTTCGGCGGCAAGTTCAATTGCGGCGGCAAGGGCGCTGGGAGGGGCGCTGGAGGCGGTCCGGCCTTGGAGGGCTGTGGGACACCCGGATTAGGCTCTTGGGGCCGTAGCGGCTCCGGAGGGCCGCCAAAGGGCTCCATGGGCGGTTTGGGGATGCCCTCGGCCGACGACTTGGCCTCCTCCGGCCGAGTGGCGTCGATCGCCATCTGCACGGCGTTCTGGTCCAGCTCGACGCCCTTGGTCTGGATCTCGGCGCCCTTGATGGCGATTTCGGCGTCGAGCTTGTCCCGCTCGCGGTCGTCCTTGAGCCCCATCTCGATGGTCTTGACGCGCGCGTCAGTCAGCGTCTTGACCACTTGCGCCCGCACCTTGTCGGCCTCGGCCTGGGCGAAGACCATCTCGGCGTTCGGCTTCTCGCCGGCCGCTTTCAGCGCCGCCTGCAGCTGCTGCGGGTCGATCGGCTTGAAATAGCGGCTGACGTTCTTAACGCCCGAAATCGACATCAGGTCAGTCAGCGTGTTGCGGAACTCCATCGGCCCGACCATCGGGTTGTCGACGCCCTGGCTGGCCATGATCTCCTTCTGCACCGCCAGCACCTGGCTCAGCATCTGCAGCCGGTCCTGATCCGAGCCGCGGCCGATGGCCGGATTCACCTCGACATCCATCGTGGCGTCGTACTGGTCGGGCGTCACCTTGGTCCAATGCCCGCGCAACCGGATCATCCGCTCGGGGATCGGGTTCTCGATGATCTCCTGCAGCAGTCCCTTGAACATGTCACGGAAGCCGGTCTCGGCCAGCGTGCGCGCAACCAACTCGATCCGCTCCTGCGCACCGCTGACCAGCATCTGCACGCCCGGCGTCGCGGTCGACTGCAAGGCTTTCGGGTCCAAACCTTTACTTTGTTCGGTGACGCCGGTCCGGCGATGGCCGATCAGGTCGAGATATTCGAGCGTCTGCTGGATCGTCGTCGGCGGCGGGGGCGTGTTCAGCGCCTGAACAGCTGCCGCATCCTTGACCCGGATGATCGAGCCGATCTCATTGTTGCGGACATCGTCGAGGTTAGCCATCGAATCGACGACCACCAGGCGCGGTAGAATGGTTGAGGCCAGCGCATCCAGGTAATTCCGCAGAATGTTGGTCTTGATGTTCTGCAGGTCCTCGACCTGCTCGCCGATCGAATGGCCGATGGCGGTGTGCGGCTCCGGGTCGGCACAGAAGATCGCAAACTTGGCTCGGGCCGCCGGCTCGTCGGAGACGATGCTATCGCCGTCGCCCATCGTGCAGATCTTGCGCAGCTCGGGGACGCCGTCACCGTCCTTGTCGATGCGGATGAACCATTCGCCGAACCAGATCAGCGGATCCCCTTCCGACGCCGAGCGGGCATTGGCGAGCATCATGCCGACGCCGCCGGGGCTGCGCGCCTCCTGCTCGGCGGTCGCATAGCTCGGCCCCGAGCCGGCATGTTCGTCGGCGATGTCGCCAGGCGGGTAGCCCATCTGGACCAGCTGTGACAGCGGTACGAGGCGCTCCTGGCCGACGCAGGCGGCAGTCTGTACGTCGCGCGCCTCGCGGCTGATCCGGAACTCGTCCGGCGGAACGGCCATGACCTTATGCTTCGGCGTCAGCTTAAGCCGGCGCACAGTCAGATCGAAGCGCGGCTCGATCACCTTGCCCATGCCAGCCGGAGGTCCGCCCGGCCCGAGAGGAGGACCGGGCGGGCCCGCCGCCTCCATCGGTCCGGGAGGTCCGACGGTCGGCTGCCCCGGCGCCGCGCCCTCGATCTTGGGGCTGTCGCGGCGTTCCTCGTTGACCACCTGGGTGCGCGGCTGCGAGATGACGTATTGGCGCTGCTCGAGCGTCAGGTTGGTGTAGCTCTGCTCGACCACCTCGGCTTCGCGCTCGGTCCACCACTTGGCGATGCCGGTGCGCTTGATCAGCGCGTCCTTAAGGATGGCGTTGAGGTTCAGAAAACCCGGATTGTCGTAATTCCAGACATAGGCGACGTAGTCCATGGCCTCTTCAGCCATCGGCACGTCGTCTTCGGTCCGGGGCAGGAAATTGACCGGATGATCCTGGGCCGTGAACAGCCGGATCAGGCTCGGCAGCATCGCCAGCACCAAATCACGGACCTCGGTCAAGACGATCGAGGAGCGGCCCTCGTCGGCGACGCGCGGAATCTCGCCGTTGTAGAGCGCGGTGGCGTATTCACGCGCCGGGGCGAGGAAGTTGTCGTTGTAGTCGCGGGCATCCTCGATGATGGCGTGGATGGCGGCGATGTAGTCGGTGTCCTCGTCCGGATTGGCGTAGCCGGAAGTGTCCAGCTCCCGCTGCAGCTTGGGGAAGATCTGCGGCATCGGCGGCTCGTCGGGGTCGATCGGACCGAGCGAGGCGGGACGCGTGCGGCCGGGATGGGCCATCAGATAATGCCTTTGACGTTGCGGCGGAGCGCCCCGGGCGACCAGGCGGTGGTCAGATGCAGACCCATGGCGAAGTAGCGCATCGCGTCGCAGGCGTGGCTGGCCCAGGTATGGGCCGGGGCGTCGCGCACCGTCATGCCGGTCGGCGCGGTCTGGACGTGGTAGGAGCGCAGGGCGTCGATGCCGAGTTCGCACTTGGCCTCGTCAAACCAGGCGATGGGAATAATCGAACGGACTCCGGAAATACCGTCGGCAATGCCGTGATCGGGGACCACCAAGGGTTCAAGTCCGAGCGACAATAGGGTCTCAAATCGACTTCGTCCGGTTCCCAGCTCGCGGATTTTGATATCGTGGGGGAGCAGATGGGACCCATAGAGGTAGCCCTTCTCCTGCAGCACGCGGGCGTAGTGGTCGAGGCCCTTGCCCGAGTTCTGGTAGAAATCGACGAAGCGGATCTCCTGGCCGATCTTCTGGGCAAACCAGATCGTCGTCAGATCCTTCATCCCCAGGTCCCAGGCGGTGATCACCTTGGCGCGCGGATCGTAGGGGACTTTCGTCAACCGGCCGTCCAGGCGGGCCTGGACCATGAGGTCGCCGTAGTAGGAATTCTCGACCGGAGCCTCGAAGCTGCACATCAGCTCGCGTTCGAACTGATGCGGCGTCAGCTGCCGGCGCATCTCCTCCAGCTCATCCGGATCGAGAGCATTGGTCATCGTGACGGGAATATTAAAGACATCCCAAAGATCAGGGCTGTGTTCAGCCTGGACTTTCAAATCATAGAAATGGTCACGACCAGCGGGGGTACCAGCAACAATACCAAAACCTTGGTAATCGGCCAAAGCCGGTCGAATAACTGAATTAAGAGCTTCTGGATTGATAAGAGGATATTCATCAAGCACTGCACCATCCAAATATAATCCTCGAATCCGATTATAGGCCTGCCCGCCACCATACAGTGTAATCATAGCTCGGTTGGGCAAACGACAGGTCAATTCACTTTCTGAATAGGTGACGCCCGGCAGATCCTGCGTATATTGCTTGAGGTATGACCAGACCAAGTCCTTGGTCTGCGCAAAGGTAGGGCCCACATATGCATATCTGGGGACAGGAACATCTCGAGTATTCAACAAAGCGCGCTTGATCAGCTCATTGACGAACGACACAGACTTGCCGGCCCGACGATGCGCCACAACGTACCGCCACCGCTTCAATGAATTATGAAACGGCTGAAAATGCCGTCGCGGTCGATAATTCAAGGTGATGACGTCGGCTGTCACGTACCCTCCCGGCAATAGTGACCGGGCGAGAGACGCCCGGCCACCACGGGATCCTCCGGAGAGTGGCTGTGCCCCATCAGATCCGGGAATTGTCATATCATGCGATCAAGGGGTTCGTCACTCAAGCTGATTGAAGAGGTGACCAGTCCCCGTTAACCGGCTGCAATATATTAACATTCCGGCGGTTGGGACTGCCGTCGGCCCAGGTCAGGCACTCCTCGAGCGGACCGTCGAAGCGAAAGGCGTCCATCAGGTAGCGGACATCGGGCATGAGCGGCCAGCGCTCCGGACCGGTGACGCGCAGGTGCCGGCACGGCCAATGCGGCCGGCACTGGCCGACGACGAAGGAGATCCGGTAGCCGTGCGGGGCGATCAGGCTGCGCTCAGGCAGCGGCGTGTGAAACAGCCGCTTGGTGTGGGCCGGGGTGTAAGGCTGCAGATAGGCCCGCTCAGCCAGGGTGGTGATGGCCGCTCGGGTGGCCGGGGTCAGGACGAGCGGCATGGCGCCCCCTAATCAGAATCCGTCTGCCATTTCACCGTGAGCTGTCTACCCGATCCGTCCGAGAGCGAGAAGCCGGCAGCGGCCGAAGTGGTCGAGGCGCCCCAGCCGAGCGACTTACCGAGCGAGGTCAGCACGAACTTGGCCGCCTCATCGCGCCGGTCGGGGGAGTCCTCATCGAGCAGCTGCTCGATGACCACCGCCTCAGACTGGTCGACGATCATCCGCCGCGCGGCTTCGCGGTCGGCCTTGAGGCTGGGCAGCATTTCGATCCGGCGCGCGAGATCGCCGGGCAGGCAGCCGAGCGCCCGGGCGGCCAGGCCGACATTGCCGTAATTCAGATAGAGGCTGGTGCGGATGGCCTCGTCGTCATCGGCGCCCGCCCCATAGGGCAGGGGGGCCAATTCAGTCGGCAAATAGTCCGTCGGGGATGTGGTGTCGCGGCGCCGCATGGCGCATCATAGCGACGGACCGGGTAGGCCTGGCAACCCCCCAGCCCGCCGCTGAGATAGATGTGCTTGGAGGGCGCATCCGATGCTTTGGTAGCATCGGAGACCGCCATTGGTCTAGCCTTGATCACCACGCCGATCGCGATCCTGGCGGTGTTGCTGGCTTGGATGGCGGAGCTGTCGCTATGGCGCGTGCTCGGGGTCTGGATCGTCAGCAGCCTGCTGCCAGGGGCGCTGGTCATGGCGTGGTGGGAGCTTAGGGAATGACCTCTTCGGGCGGCTTGCGGTTCTGCCCGGCCGAGACGCGCTCGAGGTTGGGATCGGGATAGGCGGTGGCCGGAATCGGGATGCGGGCCGGGGTCGGGTCCTGCGCCTTCTGCGCGTCCATGGCCTGGTCGTTCGGCAGCCCGTTGGTCATCGAAGAGGGGATGCCGCGCGGATTTTGCGGATTGTCGGCGAAGCCGAACGGATTGGACGCGGGGTCGGTCGGCGGTTCGGTGACCGTGTTGGCATCACCGGCGAACGGCGCGACGGGACCTTCACCGCCAAGTGGGGGTGGAGTTTCGTCGGCTTTGGTGTGCGGGCGGTCGATCATGGGGCCGGGGGTCCGCCGGTGATGTAATCGGGGGTGCCGCGCGGGTTGCGGGGATCGTCCGGGGCCAGGCCGTCCTGGGTGGCGGCGATGTCGAGATAGTGCTGGTGGTCGGCCATCTCGCCGAGAGACAAGACGCCCTGCCGGGAGATCAGCGGGGTCGCCTGCTGCGGCAGGCTCTGGCTAGGCCCGCCATGCGGGTTGAACGGGTTGTCGGCCGGGGGGCTTTCGCTGGACCGGACGGGTTCGGGGCCGGGCGGAAAGAAGGGGCGCCAGCCGCGTGGGGTCAGCACGTCGAAGGGGGCTTTGGGGCCGGTCGAGCGCTCGTGGTCGAGATTGGCGTTGCGGTGGTCTTCGTCCGATGCTGAGAGGTGGCCGGGGGGCCGTGCGGCCTCGTCGCCCGGCCGCTGCAGATGGGTGGTCTGGGCCATGGTCAGTCGAGGTCCCGGAGCCGCAGCGGGATGCCCTGGAACTCCCAGATCACATCCTCGGGCTGCTTGCCCTGGCTGCGGAAGTGGTCGGCGATCATGCGCTTGCCGTTGGGGTCCGGGGGCTCGTCGTTGGATTGCGACGTCCGGGTGGTCGATGGCGTGCGCTGGGACTGCTGCGGCTGCGAACGCTGAGACTGGGTTCCAGACTGGTCCGCCGGTGGCGGAGCCGCATGGGTCGGGATGGGGCCTTTGGTCGACCCTTCCGGGTCCTTGCGCTCCGTCATCGTCGCTTCTCCGGTGATCAGTCGGGTCAGTCAGAGGGTGACCCTAGCAGGTCGGAGGGGGCTGTCAAGCGGGGCCCTTGCCCGGGCTCTCGTGCGCGCGCGAGATAGTTATTTATCTCAATATTGTTATTTATATCAAAATAGTATTTCAGTGGCTGTGTTTGTCCGCGCGATATTTTTGCAACAGTCAAGGGGGGTCGATCAGATATATCAGGTCTGGGCCTATATATGTTGAGTTATCCACAGATATGTTGAGCAAGTAACACATAGTATAGTGAACATAATGCATGTGCATTATGTCAACTATACTATGCGTTACTATTGACTATACTATTAGACATATCATCCTAGGCCAGGCGGCTGCCTGCCTAGGATGATATGCTCAATTGGTTGGAGCGCTGGCAATGCGAGCGTGGGCCGGCCGCGAGCAGGCGGGGCGGGAATGCGAGCAGGCGGGGCGGGATACCGAGCGGGAATGCGGGAGCGGTCCGAGTAGGACGGAACACCGAGCGGGAATGCGAGGATGGATTGATGGGCCAAGCGAGTGGGAATGCGAGGATAGGACTACACGCAACCTATCGGCAGAGTACGAAGAGCGGTCACAGAGTCAGCATTTCCCATGCTCTCCCCTATAAACACACTCTCTCTCTCATGCTGCACTGCAACACACAGGGAGACCTCTAATGTTTACCTCGCACACGATATAAGGGTCTTATTCTCTGTTACCTTGTGACCAAACGAAAAGAGCAAGCTGCCATGGGCCGGTTAGCCGTAACACCTCGCTCGCAACATCCTCGCAACATCCTCGCAACCCCGTGACCACTCGGTCACGCGGGTCACGCGGGTCACAGCCTCTGGTCACTCGGAAAGGCCGATTTGTCCCCCAGTTCTGAGACCAATTTTACAACCGCCAACTCGCACAAGCGCGCAACCTAATAATCGCGGCAGACCCATACCTCCGCCTCGCTCCCCGTCCCCCAGCTGCACCGGGGACCCGCCCCGAGCGCTGCCGCCAAGGCGGCCAGGATCAGGCACACACCAATCAATCGGACGATCATCGCCCCCTCCCGTGTCCGGCCATAGCCGGGCGCGCGGTCACCTGACCGTACAATCAACATATCCACCATCAGACATACAGACAACCCCGAAAAAAGCGCAAACACCCGCTTGACTTATGTCCAAGAACCCCCTCATACTCACTCCACGGTCGCATCAAGACCGAGGAGAACTCCGATGCAAACCCCCACCGACATCATTAAAGGCGCCCGCGAACACAGCCTCACCGTTGTCCGCGCCAAACGTATTCACTTCCTCACCCCGGCTGGGCGATGCCTCTGGTCCGTCGGCACGCTCGCTGCGGCGCGGCGCTTCCTTCGGACTTGCGATTTGCAGCCGTCGCATATCGAACAACTCGTGCGGAAGGCCTGAGACTATGAACATCCACACGATGCTCGACCTCCACCCGGCCGACCGGCTCGGACAGCTGAAAGCCGAAATCGCCTGCCTCGAAGAGCTGGCCGAGCTCGAGCGCACCAAGCTCATCGCTCTGGGTCAAGGCCCGCATGAGGGCACCATCTTTCGCGCCACGGTCTCAACCGCCCAGCGGGAGACGGTCGATTACAAGGCGATATGCGCCAAGCTCAAGCCGAGCTATCAGCTGATCACCGCACATACCTCATCGAAGTCTGTCACCACAGTGCGCGTTGCTTCGCGCCAGGGAGTTTGATCATGTCCTTTGTCACCGAACACGTCCGCAAGATCATCGCCCGCTTGCCGAGGACTCCCACAATGACCTACGAATTTCAGAACACCATCTATCGCACATCAACCGACCTGCTCGACGCGCTCGCCTATGAGTGGCTCACTAAAGGCGGCCTGAACGGCCCCAAGGAGATTGCCCAGCTTCAAACCGGCAAGACCGACAAGGAGTTGGCCCGCGAATGCATCAAGGGCTGGGAGCTGGATGAGGGGATCGATGTCGACGCTGACGGCCGGCCTTATAGCTGGATGAGCGAGCGCGGCATCTGGGAGGAGGATCTTGTCGAAGCCTTCAACCAGTATCGGGCATGACCTTTGCCGATCTACCGCCAGGGGCGCTCTTCACGGGCCGTCCCCATCCGCACTTCTATGAGACCTGCATCAAGCTCGGTCCGCGAACCTACCGTGGCGTGACAACCGGCACCGTTTATCGCGTTCGTACCTTGACAGCCCCGACCCTGCTAGTTAATCATCCATATCCTATTGTAGGAGATGTACAACGTGGCTCAAGCATTTGATATTGATCAAGAAGCCAAGTCACTCGGCGTGACGCTCGAACAAGATGGCGATGAATGGCTGGCTTTCCTGCCGACCACTTCCGAAGGGCAGGATCTGGGCTTTCCGGCCCCGAGCGAAGAGGAAGCGCTCGACGAAATCCGCGCCTATCGCGCTATCGAGGCGAGTCCACTCTACGAATTCGAATATGTTGAAGCCAAGGACGCCTATGTCGTCCGCTTCGGCGGCCAGACCGTCGAGGACAAGCTCTTGGCAGTCGCCTACCGCGCAGCCCAGCGGGCCTATGCCGAGTCGGTCTCCGCACCGCCGCCAGAGCCCGAACCGATCCCACTGCCACCCTTGCCCAAGACGCGCAAGCCACGGGCGCCCAAGGCCTCTCCAGAGGCCTCTGAGCCCATCTCCGAGCCCGCCCCATCCCCGGAACTGGCCCCAGGCTACCCCCAACCCACCTCGACGCTCGCTTTCGTCGCCGACATTCTGAACGACGTGGCCGACATCCTGCGCAAGCGAGGAGCCCCCTCATGAGCCGACCAAAGAAACCAGACGGAACCAAATTAGCCATCACCGCCATTCGGATGCCGCCGGCGGTTAAGGTGAAGCTGGAAGCATTGAGCTATCAGCTGGGCCTGGCCCAGCAGGAGTTGATCCGGCGCGCGCTCGATCAGTATTTCGATGGGCTGGAGGCGGCCGGCAAGTTTGACCCCAAGGCTCGGCGCCCATCCGATGCACCTCGCATGGGCCGCCCGCCGGTCAAGCCGCCTGAGCCCAAGCGCCGGGTCTTCCGCCGGCCTGGCCAGAGCGCTGCGGCATGAGTGAGACCACGGTTCTGTCGACGAAAGAGATCGTCTGCCCGTATTGCTATCTCGCACACCGGCTGACGCTTTCGACTGTGCCGCGCATCCCCTCCACGGGGATGATGTGGCTGTGCCGCGAATGCGAGAAGCTGTCGGTCTTCGACGAGGCGCTCGAGCTGCGCGAGGCGACCGAGGCGGAACAGGCCAAGGCCATCGTTTAACGGGCGAGGGGACCGGCCAGGAAGACCGATCCCCTCGTGTCATACCGTCATGTCAGGTAACGCTGGGGCAGGGGCCCACCCCATATGCCTAACATGCACACCTCTATATGGGGTATTATGTCGGGGCTTGTCAACTAGATGTCGTGGATTGACCATAACCGTGCCGTTTCGTACCCTATTTGCGTCATACCGGGATCTAAGGGGCCCTCTCTATGTCCGTCACTCCGCTGCCGTCGAGCAGCCTCTTTCAACAGAGGCGGCTGACGAGGGATATTCTTAGCGCTTGGGGCCTGATCCCCGCCGTCTATGGCAATGGCAAAGTCCCGCTCACCAAGATCACGCTGGAGACTGGCAAGACCGTCGACCCGGTGGCTTGGGCCGAGCCCGACAGCCCGCAAAGCAAGCTCAACCTGCTTGGCCGCCTGTCTCCTTCGACCATCGACCTCGACCTCGATGTGCGGCTGACCGATGCGCCCCATACGCGGCCACCGCAATGGTCTGATGCCGATAAAGCCTTGGCCGAGGAGTGGTGCTACCGGCCCTTTCGGGATGAGATTAAGCGTATCACTGGCGATACCCGCAATCACTGGGGCCGCGATAGCATGGGCGGCACCGGCCACTGGCTGATCAAGCTCGCTCCTGATGATATCTCGCTCGATGAGCGCCGCACGCGACTGAAGCAGCTTGAGTTCAAGGCCAGCCTTGGGCCATTGACCGTCAAGTTGGAGGTGCGCTTTCCGCGCAAGATCTCGACCCAGCTTTACGCTGTCCTACCCGGCTCGCGCCATGGCGAGGACGACTACGTCCGGTTCTACAACAGCCCTGCCAGCCGTGATCCGCATCTGCTGGAGATACCCTTGGAGGCTCTGGCTGGGGCTGTCTACGGCACGGCGCTGCGGATCGTGACGACCCCGCTCACAGGCGAGGGCGAGCGCCACAACACCGCGCTCTTGGTCTCCGGCGTGCTGCGGCGCGAGGTGGCCGCCACCGAACAGGAAGGCGGCGCCTTCACCCGCGACGACGCCAAGCGCTTGTTTGAGGAGATCTTCGCCCACGATGACGAGCTGAAGATGCGCAGGCGCGTCTTCGAGGCCGACTTCGACAAGCACGATACGGTCGAGATGCCGGGCTATCCGGCTCTGGGCAAGCGGATCGGCGAGGATACGGCAGGTGCTCTCTCGCGCATGTTGCACGGCTTCGACCTCGCTCCTGTTGACCGGATGAAGGAGCAACTGGTTTTCCTTGAAGACGACGGCGCCAAAGTCATCAACACCAATGAGCGGACCGGCAGCGGCAACCTGACTCTCTATCCGCGACAGGCGTTAGCCTCGATCCTGTCCGCGACCGTCCAGCGCGGGCGCAAGTTCACCAAGATTTTTCATATCGTCGAGACCCTGCATAGCCGGCGGCAAGCCGATGGCTGGATCGTTGCCCCTGGCTTCGAGCAAGGCGCCTTCCTCTATCAGACCCCCGAGGGCAAGCTTTCTTCGGTGCGTGCCTCCGCGGATGATCGGAGTCTGATTAATATCGGACCAGGCTGGGCGACGCCCTATGTTGACGAGGAGTTATCGGCCTACCCGGACGCCAAGGCGACTCTTGACCAGATGCTGGCATGGTTCTCGGACAAGCCTGAACATCAGGCCAAAATTATGCAGATGGTCGCCTTTAAGGTCCAGAACCCGTTGGTCAAGCCGCAGTTCGCGCTCGCCATTTCAGGCGGCCAGGGCATCGGCAAGTCGACGTTCTTCACTCAGGTCTTGCGCCAGGTGATGGGCGGTAGTGTCCTGACGACCTATCTCAATGCCGTCTTCGATGACCGCTACACCTATGCCTCGATCCTTGGAGCGAGCCTGCTGATCATTGAAGAGGCGGACGCGATCACCAATTTTACCATGTCTAAGCAGCTGCATCGTGAGAGCCAGCTTGATATTAATCAGAAATACGGCGCCAAAGGCCGGCAATGGTGCTTCGGCATTCCAATTTATTTAACGAATAAAGCAGAGCCTGTGCTTAATGAGCCAGGCGCGATTGATCGCACGCTGTATGTCATTCAAGCTCCGACACAATACAGCTTGCGGCTCTCGAGCGAAGATTGGATTGACTATCAAAGAGCACGTACGGACGAGATCGTTCTGGTGCTCGCCAAGCTGCGTAATCCTGAGTTCCGGCTCGCATTGCGGCAGATCTTCGAGGAGTACGAGGTCACGCAACAACAGCTTGAGGATACGCAGCACAGCGACAGTCGGCTCGAAGATTACCGGGTGCTTGATCTCGCTCCTGCACAGCAGGCGCTGCAGATCATGCTTGCTCGCGGGTATATCCATCACGATCATCCGACCTGGAGCTTTGACGCGCCTTTCACGTGGGCTGCTCTCAATCAGGGTTTTAACGAG